TTATCTACTCTAAACTTCAGAGTCTTATATGTACCCTCGGCAATTTCAACAGAGGTAAACGTATATGTGTTACCCACCTTCGGAGCAGACTGTGCATTCAATACAACAAAATTATATTCAATACCTTGTACAACAGAAGTCATTCGAGTACCGCGGGGAAGGGATAAATTAACCGGCGCGCCGGTAATCCCTGTGACATCAACCACCACACTGACTGTGGCACGTGCACTTAACTTTGAACGAGGAGTATACCCAAGTAGGTTAGCCCGCGAAACAACATTACCTCTTATCTGAGCACTATCAAGGAAGGCCTCGTTCAATGCAAAGTGAGCAGCCATCGCATTGTAATGTGTATTGTATGCAAGTACATCTAGAAGAACAGAGAGACCAGATCCATCAAAATCATATGTGTTAAATGTAGATTGAGTCTTAAGGTAGTTCTTTAGATTCAGCTTGATCTGATCAAAGTCTAATTCGGTTACTTTTAAATTTGTTGCCATTTTATCTCTCTATATATGTGTATCAACCCTGGGCACTTTTACCCTGGGGGAAAAATTTTGGACGGAAAAAAAAATTATCTGAGTCTCCTCAAAACAATATCTAATTCTACCGCGGCAGAAGATTCTTTTATCTGGAACGCTACTGTAATTTTATAGCTGTTCCCTTGGGACGCTTCTTCTATATATAACCCCCTTAAGCTAATTCGCGGTTCGTACGCAGAAATCACCTCGCGGATGTTCTCTCTTAAAACGATACGCGTGATAGCATCATTGGGTTCGAATAGCAATCCTCTGAGATTGGCTCCACACGTGGCTTGAAACGGCCGATCATAGAAGTTGCTTAGAATAAGATTCTTTACTGCATACTTAACGGCCTTATCATCTTTTAATGGGATGATATCACCAGCTGATCCGGCAATTACTTGAGGAATGAAAGCAAGATCTAGATCAGACCATGCTGTCTTACGTGCTACACGTCCTTGTCCGGAACTATCGTTTAATATACTCATAGATCTATTTATATCCTTTATGTATGTACTTTCTACATAATGTATGTTATATTATAAGTGTACATTCTACTTAATGTATGTTATAATAAATGCATCTTGTGGTACGTGTACCTCCACCTCACCGGTTGACTCTATTATTATATCACAGTTTGAGGCATTTGTACACCTTTATTTGCGTTTATTTGCAAATAAATAATCAATTATCACCCAGGCCCAGGGATATATCATAGTTATTTTAACCAGGCCCAGGGATATATCATAGTTATTGACACATGTACACCTTTATTTTATTATAATTATCGCAGATATTGATATATACCCGGCCAAGGATGATTATTCCTAGTGTTCCACATATCACTGTGAGTAGGTGAAGTGTCTCCGGCTCATGAATCATTCTTTTTGATCTCCAATTTTACTTAATTCTTTGTATCATTTCCCAATACTTCTGTAGTACGGCGGTCCAATCAAGTATGTTTGTGGACTCTGGGTGGTTATCTCTTATAACGTTATATCTTTCTTGCATCTTTGTATGAAGTAAGTTAACATCGTATCCTGCTGCGCCTGTATACTCTGCAATGTATCGATCATATGATGCTGTACTCACAGTATTCTTATACTTACTTACCTCTTCTATGGTAGTACCTGCCGCTGCTGCTAGCTTAACATAATGTGCATGTGTCCAGATAAGTCGAATTGCCGACCTATCGGCTTTTGTATTCGGCTTCTTGGCCTCAGGCTCCGCTAATACCCTGTGCCTGGCAGTACCCCAGGCTCTTCTAAGGAATGACATACTCAATTCATCATAATCTATCTCGACCACCACCTTCTCAACAGGTGCAGCCGGTGGTTCCTCAGCAACCAAAGATTCCGAAGGTTGAGTTACAACCTCGCCATCTACTTCTTCTACATTAGGGATCTTCTCTGTGATAGCGCCTGTATCAATGGTAGGTGGAAAGGAGGATAGTCCCATGGTACCCATCAGATCTGATAGACCAGGTACAGCAGAGGCGAACGTGGACGTCAGAGAGCTAACCTTGGCCAGTAAATCAGCCGCGTTTAGGCTACCTAACTTGCTAAGTTCACCCTGTAGTGATGGTATAACAGGTAGTGTAGGTATCAGTGCACTCATTTCTGCCTTTAATTCTGTAATCTTGGCTGATGCATCGGTAAGTTTGTCAGTGCCTGCCGCAGCCGACGTATCGATCTGGGCCTGCTTCTCTTTAATTGCTGTGACATATTTATTAGTGTCTATTTGTCCTGCCATGATGTTACTCTTTGCCTCTTAAATGCACGGTATTGCTTCGACTCTTCACATCAGCCAAGTGCTTAGTTTCCCTTACCACCCTCTCATCACGATTACACTCCAAATCTCTCATATTTTTTTCCACCCCACTCAAATAAAGAGGTACGTTTGATTTACATTTAAAAAAATACGAATCATATAACGTGAATAACCATGATTTTAAAATTATACTAAGATGGTGCATCACTATCTTCCTCAGTATTACCACCAGAATCAGCCGATTGACTATGTACATGACCTACTCCTGATATTGTATTAGATAAATGATCTACTGTAGCATGGGATGTACCTGTTATATCTACACTGTTTGTTATATCTAGGTTTGAACCACTTAATGTTTGTTGTCCTGCTGTGGTTATTTTTAATAATCCTTGGTTCATTGATATAATATCTTTTTCTGCATAAATTGTTTGATTATTATATGCCGTATTTGCAAAATTGTTTGTGGTCTGTATAATAAAATCATTACCTACTGTTTGTATTTTATCATTTGTTGTGGCGGTGATTTGGTTATTCAGGACCGTAAGGTTATCGTTGATACCAATGTTAGTGGCTCGATTTCGACTAATCTCTGTCTCAGAATTACCACCTACCTTGGTTTGTATACTTCCTTTTATATTCTGTGTAAAATCTTTTTCTACCTCTAGATGATAATTACCATACACCATATGTTTAAGATCACCTGTCACTGTTAAATTTAGATCTCCTCGAATGTACATATTTTTATTTTTTAGTACTATTTCATGGTCGTCGCCAATTATTTTTATATTTCGTGTTCCGTCATTGTATATCTCTTCGAATGTACCAGATCGATGATAATTATGAAGTCTTTCGGCTCCGGGGCTATCGTCAACCTCGTTTACATGGCCGGATTCTGACTCTGATACCTTATTATAAGGATATACAGGAATATGATCGTTACCTACCGGTAATTCGTCCCATGTTTTTTCATCATAGTAGCCAGAGGTGGTCTTATCGGGTGCCACTGTGGTAATTTTTGCCGGGGATGCCACCTTTGTTGATATTCGAGTCGTATCTTTTTTCCAAAATACGTCTGTTTTTTTATAATATTCTTCTCGGGCCGATTTATTAACATCAGAGATACCAACATACTCAACCTTTGGATATTCTTCGGCCGGATCAGAAAAGCCACGCAGCGGGGCGGCCTCACTTGACGACATACTTGCAATAGAACCCATAATAAGAGGATCCTGTGCCGATGGGCCGTCACGAAAGAAACCCACCACCCATGATCCATTCATTAGGCCATGTGGTCCGGCTCCGATTCCAGATGTACCGGCTTCTGTCACAGGCATCATGATAGTGGCCCATGGAAGAGCATCTGTCGGTACTGTTCCTTTATCTTCTGTATGGTAACCAAAACAACGGACTTTCACTCGGTTCATTTCTAAAGGATCTTCTCGATCTTCTACTACACCAGTAAACCAGGCAAACCCGCCTCCAATAAATTGGTCCTCTTTTCTCATCTTACTCATAATCCCTCTCCTGATAGATCTAATAAAGAACTATCTTTCTTTAATTCTAGGATCATATTATACTCTTCTCTAAACATATGAATGATTTTTGTTACAATATATGTACCAGTCAAGAACTTATCTTTGGTTCCTGTTGCATCTATACCCATACTCTTAGGCAATGTTAATGTTATTTTCTTGCCGGGGGTTATAGTATAGTCTCCTGCTACTGTAATTGTTTGTCCCATTGATGTAATGTTTGTTTTTATACTCTCTGCATTTAAAATCGTTGGAACGGTAGGTGAGGAATAGTTATCGAATGCACCACTATAAGAATTTTTATTTAAACTAATGAAATGATGGTAAGATTCTCTTGCTTCGGTAAATTTTACTGATGCTTCGCTGGTTAAATCTATCGGCGGGTGCTTATTTAATTTCATCGGATCGGCCGTTTCATAATTAAATGTACTTGAACCAAAAGATTTATCACTCACATCGACCGAATGGACCGTACTGGCATATGCACCGTTATTTAAATTAACAAGAGGTGACATATTCATGCTCGAACTTAAATTCTTTACTCGGGATGCTACTGCCTCATAGTATTCTGGCGTTCCTGGCCTTGATTCAAGATCTGTTTTCATTATATATTCACGATGATTATCCGCTTCTACTAAATTTTTCCATGAATCATAAATTATTCCATTCGCTGCCGTGTCCGTCCAAAAAAATGGGGTTTGATTATCATAGGCATTACGATTTAACCAATTAATTGCATCGATTGGCTTAAGTCTCGGAAAAATACCCTTTACAATACCCTTTGTTTTGGTATTAATGGTATCGATTTTCTCTATATTTAAATCCTTCCGAGAAATATGATCGATCACCGCTCCTATACTACCCTCGAACGGTCTTACTAATCGTTTTACCGCATTGGTATACATATGTTCGCTCATACAGATAAAAAAGTATGTCATAGAGCCAGGTTTTTCTCGTACAAGACCTGTTATCTCGGCGATTCTTAATTTTAAATCAAATTTTCTTTTTTCTTTGCTATCTTTTTCATTTGATGTATGGACAATTTTGAGGGTTATCTTCTCACTACCGGAAATGCGGGCCGATTCTAAAAATTGGTTGGCATCTACAATACCCATCTCAACATCGATGGTCTCTTGTCCTAACCCTTCCTTGATTTCCATCGTTCCTACCATTCCGGTAATATTATATTCCTTACCATAATTAGAGGTAAGAATTACTTCTCTTACTTCATATGATGTAGGTAATACGGCAGAAATACCGTCGCCGGATATAAATGATTGTGTCTTAGGCATTTATTAACTCTTCAAAGTTTTCTACAAATTGTTCTATATATGTTGGATTAATGATTCGGATTCTCGATCTACTAAAATTTAATTCTTCTAAATAGGCCTGATTTGAAACAAATCCGGTATTACTCATACCTTCAGCACCTGGTACATTATCTGCTATACTGATTGGTCTATCTTTTCCTTCAACACCACCAAATTTGGCCTGTGTGAGAGAATAATAATGATGTGGAGCCACACGATATTTCCATGATCTATATGTTGCAACACTATCACCACTTGTTTCGCCAACAATATTTTCTGTGGCGTTGCCTGGATCTCCAATAAATCCACCACCTGTTCCAAGAGTAACGTCCTGAATAACCAATTGATTAAGATCAAGATCTTTCTTTGTGAGTGTACCCTTTGCACCTGATATAGAACCAACTACTGTTTCTCCAACCGTGAATCGATTGGCAAGAGAATCCTTATAGTCTGTGATACCAAGATCTGAATTTCGAGTAATCGTTGGTAGTGTATTGACCGTCCAACCTTCAAATTCTGTCGACATATACTCTGATAGATCTTCTTGGGTCATAGGCCAAACCGCCAATCCATCATGAAGAAATTCGTTGATGACAAAGAATGTCCAATAATAATCTGTTGTCCCGTATAATCTTTGCGACATCACATCTGGTCTTTCACCACCTTTAATGTCTTCTAGCTTATATGCTGCAACATTATCAATGAATGTACCTTCGGGCCGTACAGATCTGTAAATGTCGACAACGTTTTGTATAACTCCATCACGATTAAAATCATATGATGTTGTTGGAAATTGTTTAAAAAATGCCATTAATTAGCCTCCGCAGCGTTTTTCTCTTCATCTTTTTTCTGTACAGAAGCGGACAATTCTTCCAATGATGTTGCGTTTTGAACATCACTATCCATATCATCTCTACCAGTTCTATTGTATTGAAAATTTTCTTTCATATATAAATCGGATTGTGTGAGAGCTCTTGTTTCTGATAATGATATAGACATACTTGTCTCTACTGGTGCACCATCATCATGATACATACTTCCAGATTCATTATATGTTACTGCTAACGCGGTTATATATGAATCCATAATCATAGGTAAGAAGTTTGATTCTGATTCTCCGTCCCAAAATTGTGTTCTTACCACCGGAGGATAATGGAGAGATAATTGGCCTGCCTTCCTAGCATACATATTCTTTCGAAATAAATTTTCTATGTCTCTAATTGTCTTTGCTTCTTCTGCAGATTCAGACATCATTTTAAATTCGAATGACCATGTTCGTGGTGTCATACCCTCAAATGCAATGTTAGTGAATGGATTAAGAGCAATACCTAGTTTCAACGATAATTCTGCTCCTGCTGCAGCCGTTACTTCTCCGCCCAGTTTGAACGCTGAAAGAGCCTTACCTGCGATATCGTTTGCATTTAGCGCGTCGCCCTTTCCCATCAAAAAATCCCCGCCGGCTTTAGCTTGCCTCGCGGCTCCAAGGTCTACACCTTGATAGTTCGCTCCGTCTGAAACGGCCAAGGAAGCAGGAAGATACATAAAAACTATGCTTTTTGCATCGATTGTTGGATCCCCATGTCGTTTCAAAGCAAAACTCATATAGGGTTGTCTACCGGTTTCGGCATCCGCACGTAACGTTGACGGATATGTTAGAATTGGTGTATATGCCATATTTTTACCTATATAAATAGAATTTTAAACGTTTAAACTTTTACTATGGTACTATTTATATGAGTTACAAAGGCAAATACACAATAAAAAATAAAGAAAAATACATTGGTGATCCTAAAACTGTAAAATATAGGTCATTATGGGAACGTCAGGCCTTTAAATGGTGTGAAAATAATCCAAATATAAGAGGCTGGAATTCAGAAGAGATCGTAGTTCCATATATGTCTGACGTTGATGGTAGAATGCATCGCTATTTTGTTGATCTGTTGATTGTAATGAAGAACGATGAAGTATTCTTGGTCGAGATTAAGCCTAAAAATCAGACTATGCCACCTAAAAAACCAGCTCGTAAGAGTAAGAAATACGTTAAAGAAGTAACAACATATGTTACTAATACTAATAAGTGGAAAGCTGCGCAGAACTATGCAGAACAAAAAGACTGGAAATTTCAGATCTGGACAGAAGAAACTTTAAAGAATTTAGGCATCAAACTGCTAAAGAGTTGATATAAATAGA